TACGTCTTTCATTGATTATTTATTTCGCTAAACATTCCCTTGTTATTGTATTGTGCAAAGTTAATGCTTATTTTTGACACTTTTTGTTGCGGAGTGTATAGATGTTTTTGATTTGCCATAACTGCTAAACCAGAACTAATTGATGCATCAAACTTGGTTCTGTTGTTAATATCAAACCTAGCCCAATCTTCTAAAGTTTTACTAAAATACATACTTCCCATATCGTCTTGCGGTCTGTACAATCCTTCTAAATCCATACCTACATATTTTTCTATGTAACTTTCTATTGCAGCAGCGTGTGATTGTTTCACGTCTTCAGAACTATTTGGTATCCCACCTAGCTCTTTTTCTGTTTTAGAGAGTTTATTAAATATTTTATCTGGCCTATTTAAACTATAGGCTCTATAACCTCTATTTTTAAAATGATATAATAACCTTGGCTTATTGTTTTCACACAAGATAGGCATGCCATAAAATATACAAGCCATTAAAACTTCTTCAAAAAATATTTCTGCTGTTTGAGGCCTAGCAACATATTCTAAAAAAAACTCATTACTTGGCGCATTATCCATGTTAAACTTTGTTAATCCATGCAACGCACCGTTAGATCCATTGCCACCTACCGTACCTGAAATATCATAAGAATCACACCCAAAAGAACCTAAATGTTCATTGCCAGGCATTATTCTACCATTAAAGATACGTTTATTATTTTGAAGGTTTTTCTCAGGTAACCAAGAGACTAAAAATCTTCCTCTTATGTCGGGTGTCCAAACTACTTCTGAATCTTTTTCTCCGTTTTTCCACGAAAATCTACCCTTAGTTATAAAGCGCTCTTTTATTAAAGAATCATTATAATCTATCTGCTGATATATTTTTGTTAAGTTGAATAAAGACTGTTTGCTTTCGTCTCTAAATGCGTGAGATTCTGTTCTAGGAAATTGTCTGTAAAATTCATTTAAACTATCGGCATCTGACTTTAAAGAGTCAACTTCGTTTTGCCAATAATCTATTGCGCCAATTTCTATAATTTCTTTATCTACTCCTATTATTTTTTCTACTGGAGTTTTAAATATTGGTTGACCATATATATCTATGTATCCTTCAAAATTCCATTCCATAGGAATAAATAAATTATACAATCCACTTTTAGTTTGTCCGTTTTGATTTCTTTTATAGACATCAGAATCGTTAAATAGTTTTTTAAAATTAGAACCTCCTTTGTCTAATGCATTTGAAGTAGATCCCATCATGCATTTACCTATTATTCTACTACCTAGCCTTAAACAAGTTTTAGTTACAGCCCAGTTATTTAATATGTTGTCTGGCCTCATCCATTTTCCTGACTCATCATGAATTAATAATTTTAATTTCTCTCCATCATATGAGTTATCGGAAGTATTCTTCCAATCAATAGTGGTATCCAATCCTTGAACATCCTCACTATCAGTTTCATACATATTTTTTTTAGTAATCTTAGATGCGGGAACTCTATACGCTAATTCTGTCTTAGGCTTATCCATACCATCCTGAACAGGTTTAAAGAAAAATGGAAAATTATTAGAAATAGGAACTACTTTATCCGTAAACATTTTCTTAGCATCGGCTCCTGTTTTAGATAAAATACCTATCCTAGCATCTTTGTTTATGGTAGCCGTATTAACTGCTTCACATGAACCCATAAAAGAAAATCCAGAACGTCTAATTTTTAAATAGCACATTCCAAAAGACCTATCGTCTGCTTTACAAGCTTCCCAAAAAATATAAAATATTCTATTAGCTTCTCTGTAATCAGGATGTCCAACATCAATTTTTGTCCACTGCAAATACATGTAGTGTGTGCCTGTTATGTAAGTTGGATTTCCGTTATTATAAAACCAATAACCTTGTTCTCTTTTGTCAAATTCCTCTTCTATATAATCTACCCATTTTACTTTAAAATGTTTAGGCATATCATGCCATTGAAATATAGAAGATATTTTTGCAAGTTCTTTTGAGTAAGGAAAAGATTCCCAGTATTGTTCTTTTTTCTTAACGTCTCTTTTGTATATTTTTTTAGGAGCTGTAGGAAGGCCTATTTTTACTCCGTTTATTTCGCAAATTTCTCCGACTGTTCCATCTTTGCTTATTACGACAAGATCATGTTTTAAATCATAACCATACACCCAAGACTTATTTTGGTTTCTTTTTATGAAAACCTGCTTTGATATATAATTATCTAATGTTCTATATATTTTATTTTGATCGTCTTTCTGCAAATCCTTGTTTACTGTCGTTATCTTGTTTGCCTTCTCCGCTTAATAATTCTTTTTCTAATTCTATTCTAGTCAGTATTTCAAAAGCATCAAATATTGCTAATTTTTTTGTAGCAGCTGCGTTTTTTAATCTATCTGGAGCTAGTTCATCATCTGCTTCATATTTAATAATATCTTCTTTTGCAACTTTTATTAATTGCGTAACTGCCTGTTTTCCAGCGTCTATAATTTGAAGTTTTAATTTTGATACATCCATTATAAAACTATTGTTATGTTGTTGGTAAACATTCTGTAAAGTTTTTCTCCGTTAATATAAAAAGGATATTCGCTTTCTGGCTCAAAAATTACTTCATCACCTTGCTGAACGCCTAGGCTTTTTAATTCTTCGTTTCCATAAACCACAGTCCCTGTAAGTGGTTCTTCCGAACCTGGCTTTAAGATGTAAGACTCTTTTAAACCTTGAGGTTTTACAAAACAATATTTAGAATGAGTTTGCCATTTTACATCATTGTAATATAAAAAGAATTGATCAAAGTCTATAAAATATAAATCTTCTTTAAAGAAACTTCTACCACTTTTTTCTCTTCCTCTCATGTCATAATATATTTTAAAAACATTATGATGAACCAATAATATATGCCCAGGTTTTATTTCACCTATGTATCCCAAAGGAACAGAAACTACTTCTGCAAATCTATTTGTTGAGGTGTGGTCTTCTTGCGATACGCTAGTGATAAAGTCTATATCACCAATTTTTTTTATATTATCGTATCTTCTTCCGCTAACCGGTTTGGTTATAAAATAAAAAGGAGATCTCATTAAAAGTTTATATTATATTCAATTGATACTGGCATGTTGGAGTTAAATTCTTTCCACAATAACACTTCATCTTTTTGTTCTATCCATATTTTAATAGAATCATTTTGTTCGATAAATTTTATTAAGTGAATTTTGTAATTCCCACCCAAGACATCTTGGCCTACAATATAATGCATAGCGCTAGACTTATAGTCTGCTCCAACGGAGATTTTCCTTATATCCATTTTATTTTATTTTATTTTAATTTAATTTACCAGGTGGTAAGAGCTGCTCTTACCCAAACCGCACTTCCAGCTCCTCCAGTTGTAGTACATACGTATATGTAGTCTGCTGTATATCTTATCTCCCCTAACGTTCCTGCGTCAGTTGCATTTGCAGGTGCAGTTTGCAACGCATCTACTTTAAAGTTACCAGCATTAGACCTTCCTTGTACATAAGAATCTTTAAATGAATAAGCAGTAGAACCTAAATCTACACCATTGTCATCTCCTGGATGCCAAGCTGTAATACTTGTGTCACCTATAACAACAATGTTATCTGCATGACCAGTTGCTTCACGTCCAATTACTATTTGATTAATAGCACTTGACGAACTCCCTTCTGCGCTGTAACCTACAAAAGTATTTCTGGTTCCTGTTAAATCTGTTGATCCGCTATTAGATCCAATAAATGTGTTTTTATCTCCGGTAACGTGATTAGAGCCAGCGTTATATCCAAGAGCTGTATTAAACATTTGTGACCCAGAAGATGAATTACTTTGATCTTCTAACGCTTTATGACCTATGGCTACATTAAAATATCCTGCGTTTGCACTGGATAAGGATTCAAAACCAACAGCTACGTTTTTACCATCAGCTGTTTGAAATACGCCAGCTTTATCACCAATGTATACATTAGCATCACCTGTTGTTATTTTTTGACCAGCTTCTCTACCTACTATAACATTACCACTACTAGTAAGATCTTCACCCGCTTGAGCTCCAATAATTACATTATCACCACCACCTACTAAGCTCTTTCCAGTATTATACCCAAGTAAAGTATTATATCCACCTGTTGTTATAAGTGCCCCTGAGCCATTTCCAATAATAATATTGTGCTTGAAAGTATCAAGATTTCTTCCTGCAGTATTTCCAATTACTATTTGGTTTTGTATATCAACTGCTGTAAGATCAGCAGAATTCGGACCTAACACTATATTTCCAGTGCTAGTCCCAACAGATTTACCTGCCCCAGATCCTATTAAAACATTAGATCCACCTGTTGTTATTGATTCACCAGCGTTAAAACCTAACAAGGTGTTATTGTTTCCTTCGGTAAGTGCAACCCCTGCGTCTCTACCCATAACGGTATTGCCGTCTCCTGTTGTTATAATAGATAAAGAATTTATACCTACTGAAGTATTATTGAGAGCACTACCTATTGTAGCTGTAGGATCTTGTCCTAAAAATATACTACTTGATGTAACTAAACAATCAGTTAAGCCATTTAAATTAGTAGCCCCAGCTCCACCAGATATCCAGTTTGTTCCTGTTGCAGTAGAGCTTAACAGTTGCCCTGCTGTACCCGTGTCTCCTGAAGAGTCCAATAGGCTTCCAGTTGCTCTAATATCCCCGGTTACAGTTAGAGTGCTTACGCCTGCTGTATGAACAAATTTTAATCCTGTTAATCTAGATGCGTCTGAACTACCTACTCCTATTGTAAATAATTCCCCTGTAACAACGGATGTGTCATTATAAAGCCCTACAATTGTTTGATTAATTACAGATGTAGATGTTCCTTGTCCTAAAGCAACGCTAAAATTATGTCCTGCAGTAGATTCTTTGTTTAATGCTATTGAATGATCTCCGGAAGCTGTTGATGATTCTGTTCCGGATAATGAAAATTGCCCTGAAGCTACACTTGATTTTCCAAATGCCGTAGAGCAAGTTCCGCTAGCTACCGTTGCATTTCCTAATGCCAATGAGTTAGTAGCCGTTGCTTGATTTCCTTGACCTATTGCTATTGCGTTTGCTGCGTTAGCTACGTTAGTTGATCCAATTGCTACTGACCTTGATGGTCCAGCAGTGTTATTGTAACCTGCGGCAAATGAATATAATCCAGTTGCAGTGTTTTGAAATCCTAATGTTGTAGAAAGCGTGCCTGAAGCTACATTTGTTTTACCTATAGCAGTTGAGTTTAA